CAGCATCTATGTAGTATTTGCCTTGACCGCCAGCAGCGTCAGTTGAACCAACAGTGCCTTGAGCTATAAGACCAAATCCTACGGTGTTTCTATTTGCCATAGTTATTTTCTCCTTATGTGACCTGTCCTTGCGGACCTCCAGTCACGGTTAATGTTATCGTTGGAGAAAGAAATATTATTTCTTTGTACCACCGAAGTTTTTGCTAGAACGCTCGAATTTCATCGGCATTCTTTTATCCTGATCCTTCAGTAAGTCGTTTTCTATAGCTTCGTCTTGACCTTCAGTTTGTCTTTGCTGATAGTCAACACGGCTTTGTGCGAGTTCTTCCGGTATCCTTGCCAGGAGAAGGCCACCTACTCCGATCACTCCAGCGTGTTTTCCGTCTATCACAGTCGGGTAAGAATCGTCATCATATTCGTCAGCTCTCACTAACTCATAACCAGATCTCAATCTACCATGAATATTTTTGGTATCATTGAAACCCATAGACTCTGCTCTTATCCATCTGTGCCTAAATCCGTCAGGCGCTGGTGGTGCATCTAAAGATGATGGGGGCTTGTACTCTTTTGGACGTTCAGTTTTTGTCCGAGTTCCAGCCGCACGAGAAAGGTTCTTTTCGTTTTCTTTTGTCATATGCTTATGCTCCTTCCGTGAGTTTTAATTGTTTTGCATACTCTTCTAGTGGCACACCTAATTTTTTAGCTATTGCTACCTGTGAAGATGTGAGTCTCACAGTTTTGCGACCAGGCTTTGAGCTTCTGTTAGCCGAAGCTACCGACTGAACGGCCCTGTTCGTTTGCTTAGTATCAGTATTACCAAATTTGTGGCCAAAGTCAACTCTAATCCTCTTATCAATTTCTTGATAATATTCATTAGATTTAGGGTCATAGCCTTCTTTGTCTACTAAATCCTTGTGAATCTCGAACGCAGTAAATGTCATGGCTCTATCTGTTCCGAACCATGTATTTTTACTTGCCCAATCTTCAGCCATAGGGTCAGCTTGAGGCATTTGTTGTGGTGTTTGATTTGGTAACCTACCACCGTCTGATAGTTGTACAGGAGTTTCCTGTTCAACGGGTTGTGTTTGTTTTCTTTGCTTAAGTTTAGCACTTTCAAAAGCTAACTCAGCAATTTTTTTATTAGCTAAAACTTGAGCAGATGCATCACCGGCTTCGATAGCTGAAGAAAGTTCTCTTTCTGCAGACTCCATTCCAGTTTTTACATTTTCTTCAAATTTAGCAGTGTACTCAGAATCAGTTTTATTAAACCTATCCTGATCTTGTTTTCTTTTATTTTCAACTGCAGCAGCGTATTCAAGAGCAGCAGCTTCTTTACGTTCTGCCTCTCTCATTTTACGAGTAAGTTTAGCAATTCTAGATTGCACACCTTTGCTGTAGTCTTCTAATTTTGAATCATCTTCCTGTTTTTCCTCTTCCGTTTTTACTTCTTCTACTACTGTTTCTTGTTCCGTGGTTTCTGGAGCAGTATCAACTACCGCTTCCTCTTTAATGTCTTCTAAAGTTACATCGACCTCTGGTCCTGATGTATCTAATTCAACCGGCTTTTCGCTCGATCTTATGTTTTGTTCTGGCATAGTTTCCTTCCTATGTTAAAATTTGTGCAGGATATCTGTTGGGTCCTGTACGGTTGCTAATATTTCGTCATCATTAAGAAGACGAACTTCTCCACCATCAATCTCTATTCGTGATCCGGCATAACGTGCGAAGACTACCCAGTCTCCTACCTTGCACCATGGACCATCGCTAAATCTTTTTGGGTCGTTATAACAATCAGGTCCCATGGCAATTACGTTTCCGCACTGCGATGCAACTTGTTGTCTATCTATTGTTTCCGTTCCTAATAAAACTCCACCTTTAGTTTTTTCATTCATTCTAAAAGGTAGAACTAACATTCTCCAGCCCGTAGGCATCGGAAGTTTAGTAGTTTCAGTAGTAACTTCTTTTACTGGTTCTTTCTCGTATTTGTCTAAAAGTCCTGTTTTAATTTTTGGGACTTCTTCCTTTAAGGTCGACAACGGTTCCTGTGTTTTCATTTTTTGCTCCTTCATCTTGTTGCAGGTTAGAGATTTCCTGACGCACTGATTCCAATGCGTTTATTTGTCCTATTATATACTTATATGTTTCCATATTGTCAACACCTCCTGATGTGACAGATAACGCTAGTTGATTTACTCTTCTAGATAAGGCTTTCTTAAGTTGTTCTACTAATTGTTCTGGTTCCATGTTTACTTTCTATTTTTTTGCTATTTTATCTTTGTTAGGTCCTTTTTTTATCACATAATCTTGAGTTCCACTAGCACCTGTTTCTACTTCTTTTTTCAAGTTTCTAAACAAACTCATCTCAGTAATTTTTTTGTATTTCTCTTTTAAAAAGCTCTCTATCGCTTTAGTATCTCTCATCAACAATCCCATTTCCTTAAGGATTTATTAATTCTTGAATTAGGGTCTCTTGCTGTTTTTGCTGAAGTAAGTTTCTTTTTCATGCCACCCATACGAGCACAAAATGATTTACGTCTAGAACTTGTTTTAGATTTAGTAGGTGCTTTTAATGTACCTTTTTTATAACTAGCACGACCTTTAGCATTCAGTCCACCTGATTTAGATTTACCTTCTTTTCTAGTCCACGCTGCAGTAGCCATTATGCTTTCTTAGATGTTTTTTGACTTTTTTTAATTGCTTTAGCGGTAGGTGCTCCTTTAGCTCCTTTAGCTCTCATTTTTTCACCACGTTTTTTCTTCATAGCAATATTATACCAAAGCCCTTTTTTAGCTGTACGTCCGTCTTTAGTTTTGTGAGTATCTTTAGCCATTATTTTTTTCCTTTCTTTTTCTTTTTAGGAATAATTCCTTTTGCCATTAAAATATCTTTTTTAGTAATTTTACCATCACCTGAGTGATCTGGAAATTTACTTTTCTTTTTTGTTTGTTTTTTCATTTTATTATCCTTTTTGTGCAGCCTGACAAGCAAGACATCTTTTTTTAAAATATCTGTGTCCAGGACATGATTGTATTAGAACCGGTACATCCGGCTCAGGTACTTTTGTATAAAATTCTATATGCTCATCTTCATCACATTGACATGCTTTGATATTAAATAGTGAACAGATAAAATTTTTTAATTTGTTAAACATTATTTATTACTCATGTAATCTTTAATATTGTCTCCAACATCTTTTAATCTTTTCATCGAACCTTTTAACTTATGTGTAGCAACTTTTAGTTCACCTAGTTTTGCAGATTTATTTGATCTAGGTTTTTTAGTAATACCACTAATAACTTCAGTACCAGTAGTTTTTTGTTTAGGTTTAATAAGTTTACTTAAGGCTCTTCCTGCCATAACTGCTCCTCGACCTAAAAGAGTTGGTATAGTCATAACTAAGCTTTAGATTCGTCTCTTCTATCTTTAAAAGACTGAGATTTAGTAGACTCTTTACCATCTCTTTCACCTAAAGATTCATCTAACTTGTCGTTAGCTGTTTGTTTCTTAGGTGCTGACTTTGCAGTCTTGCCTGAGAATCTTGAGATGTAAGGTCTTGTTCCATAATCGTTTCTCATAATATTTTCTCCTTATTATTTTCTTTTTATCAGATCTGTTGCCTTAAGTCCATAGACGGATGCAATGACGCCGACAAAAATTGTTTGATACCAAAATGGTAAATTTCCAAAGTGTAAGAAGAATAACTCCATTTTTTCCATATGTACAGGATTATCTGACCATACAGACCATCCCAGCATTACGATGGGCACCGAGAGCAAAAGCAAAATAAATTCGTCCTTCCAGTCCGATTGTCTAGCTTCTAGTAATTTTCCAGAATACTCTAATTCTCCAGTACTCATTTTATGAGCATGTTTCATAGCAGCATCCGACATAAGCATCTTTGTCTGTTGCTTATTTTTGTAAATGTGTGAGCCTGCAGAAACGGCTAATTTAATTGCCGATAACCACATATTAAAACCAAGTAGCTTTTTGAGGTTTTCTAGTTTTAGTACCTTTAACAGTAACCGTGTCGCCTTGAGCAATGTAGTTTCTTCCTCTGATACTTGTTTGAGATCTAGGATCTAAATGCAAGTTTTGAGAAGACTCTTCTACTTTAACTCCGCCACTAGCGTAACCATCTTTGTTTACTCCAACTGCTTTTGTTATTTTTGGGTCCTTCATAATTTTCTCCTATTTATTTAATATACTAATTTTTAAGCCCTTTCAAGACATTTACATCTCTAGCTTTCATAGCATCTGATGTTAATTTAACGTCTGCAGACATCATTGATTTCTCAATGGCTGTATCAGCTCTTAATTGAGCTAAATCTTCGTTTTGTTCAAGTTTTTTATCATTAATATCTTTTGCTTGAACCATTTTAGCTCTATCAAGATTAATTCTAGCTTCATCTTCTTTTACTTTACGTTCAGCTTCCATAGCTTTTAAATCTACTTCTCTTTGTTTTAATTTAAGTAATGGGTCATGATCAAACTGAGATGTTATTTGTTTTTCTTCCTTCATAAAGTCTTCAGTCATGTCAGCAATCAATAACGCTTTTCTAGCTTCTATCTTTTGAGATATTTGTTGTAGCTGTTGTTGTGCTTGTGGGTTTTGAACTGCCATTTGTTGTAGCTGTGGTAACATTTGCATTTCTTGTGGAAATTCTAATTGTACCTGTTCTTGTGCCATCAATGATATGTGCTCCATAATATTTTTTTCTAACGCTGCAGTAATGCTAGGATTGTTTCTAACAAAATTACTTGCCATAAAATTTAAGTGAGCAGTAACATGTGCTCTATGATCTTGTCCTGGAAAAGCTTGAAATGCCTTTTGTCCCATTGCATCTATATGTTCTAATGCTGGATCTTTTGGTTGATTTGGTGGAGGTGGTGGTAAAACTCTATCTATGTCTTTTACACCTATTGCTTCATACATACTTCTATACGCCATATACATGTTATGCATGGGTGGGTTAGAAGTTGCTAATCTTAATTGTTCTTGTGCTAATGATATTCTTTGACTCATTGAGAATATATTAGGATCAGCTACCGGTAATATATCTACTCTTTCATCAAAGTCTGTTGCTTTAATATTTCTAGATGCACCAGGAACATCATAAGGATATTCTGGTGGTAAAGACTCACCAAATATTTTGGCAAGTAATTTAAATTCTTGTTTAAGACCTACATATAGTCTTTTATGGATTGCTGACATCACTCTTGAACCACGTTCTAAAAGAGCTACAGTTGTACCAACAGCGGCCTGTTGATTCCCGTCCCCAACCTGCATGTCAGCAATGGACGCGAATCTTTGTCCTGCTTGAACTACAATTCCCATCAGCTGTAATAAAGTTTGTGATGGTTCCTTGTAAGGTAAGAATACAAAAGCATCTTTTAGATTACCACCTGGAGTGTCAACATCTTTAAATTCTCCTGGTTGAATCGCTGTAGCGTCGTCTTTTACTCTAACGCCTCTTTGTTTAAATCCTGCGGGTAGGTTTGATAACGTCCCAGCATCTAATAACTGACGGAGAGCCGCAGTTGCAGTACGGCTCAATCCGCCAATCATATGAATTAATCCTAAGCCATAAAAACCTAGTCCTGGCAGAAATTTGAAGTGGACGAAATATTGGATTTTATTTTTCTTTGGATCATTGGGCGCAAAGTTTCGTCTAATAGACAATACTTTCCTACTACCTTCTTCGACTGTAACGACGTAAGGTAATTTTATTCCCGTTGGCTCTCCGTCGGGGCCAAGGTCTTCGAATCCTTCCAAATCTAGATCAACGTGGCATTCTAGAATTGTATACAAAGGATCTGTTCTTTGGGATTTTGTAACACCTTCAACTTCTCTCTCTTTGTCTTCGAGTTCGTTAGTGACTGTGCCAGTTGGTTTTGTCAATTCGATGTCAGAATAGAATCCAGATAGCATCTGTTTTCTTAAATCGTTTTCTGACATCTTGACAACGTGGATGACCGATTCTGCATCGTCTAATGAGGTAGCCGTATACGGAACAACAAGGTCATCTGCTGGAACAAACTTAGAAACTGCTCGTCCCAATAAATCGTCGTAATAAACTTTTTTAAATGTAGAACCTGATAGTGGTAGGTAAAATAACATTTGATCAAAATCAGATTCATATTCTTTCATCTGATCCATGATCTGATAGTTCATAAAATTCTTAACTCTTTGTGCCTGCATTTCTTTTTGTGGATCTGATTTACCCATTACCATTGTTCTAACGGGTCCATCTGCAGGTAATAATTCTTTGTAAGCTAGCGCTTGAAATTGTGTTACAGCTTCAGCCAGCACAGGGTGAGTTGCACCACTTGCTCCTTGGAAAGGTTCAGTTCTGTTTGTGTATTTAAATCCTAATAAATCTAAACCATTAATGTAAGATCTTTCCCAATCTTTACGAGACATTTTGTATTCCATGTAATCGTTTTGTAATTGATTACCAATTTCATCAGTATCGTCTTCTGGGAGTAATTCATTTAAATTTGCAAAGTGATCTCCGCCATCTTCAGGCATATCAACTTTAGAAGGATCAAAATCAATTGTAGCTCCTTCTTCGTCTTCAGTAATTTCTACAGGACCATTTCCAGTGTCTTCAATCTCCTCAACGTTAACCTCTTCTGCAACGGTATCTTCAGGTCGTTCGTTAGGGAGAGCTTTATCTATATCTGCCATATATTTTCTCCTAAGCTTTCTTAACTTGTTTTGGTGGTAATTTCAACCCCTGTGATAGAGGTCCCTTTTTAGGGGGCACTGCCCACCATTTAAATGCAGGATTCTTAGCTGCAAGTGTTGGGTTTTTCTTATTCTGTGGTTTTCTATTTTTACTCATTATGATCCTTCTATATCAAATGCAAATTTTTCTTGTTCAGCTCTTTCAGCTGCTTGTTCTTCAGGAGACAATGCATTAAATCTTTGTTGGTCTTCATATCCTAATTTACCGACTTGGTAAAGTCCTTCTCCAGCTAATGATGCAATACCAAGTGGTGATGCAACTCTTGCAACTTTCATTGCCATAGCAGGAGACATTCCAGCTAATGCTGCTCTTTCAGATATTTTTCTTAACATTGGATTTTTTATTTTATCAGTTACACTCATAACACCAGATACTAAAGGTTTAGCTAACGCGGCTTCTAAACCTAAACCTGCTCTATCTATAGATTGTGTAGGGTCAACACCTAGCCCAGCGTTTAATGCAATCATGCCTGTCGGACCAAAACCTAAACCAGCAGCTTTACCTAAATTTTTAAGAAGTGGTTTACCAAACTTATAAGCCCCTACTCCCGCTACTCCCGTTCCTGCAACTTTTTGACCTGTAGTGAATCCTTCTCCTGTTTCTGGTGCTACATTTTCTGCAGCATTTGCTTCCCCAGATAAAAACTGTGTAGCAACCGCTGTTGTTGGAACTCCTATCGCTAAACTTTTATAACTTTGATTTGTGTTAATTCTATTTTTTAAATCTCTTTGAAATGTATTAAATTGATCTCCTTGAAGAATACGATCATCCATTCCTTTGTTTTTAAAATAAGTATTACTGTGTTTTACATTTTTTAGTATTTGAGCATACGTATCTTCTTTTGAAGTTTTGTATATCTCTGGAGTTTTATCTTTTATTTTAACTGTTTTTGTTCCGTAGTTAATATCTACATCATTTAAATATCCACCTGAATTTTTGTTAAATGTATTTTTCAGTGTCTCGATCTGTTCTTTAACAGCTAGCTTTGATTCTTTTGTAGGGGCCTTATTATATTTTTCCACAAGTGACATGAAAGGAGTATCAAAATCTTTTAATTTTTGTAAATTAAAAAAAGCTGGAGTGAATTCTGCTCTTGCTAAATAAGTAGAAGGAATAAAACTCTTACCTGCTTCTCCTTTAAGTCTTTTATCTCCCAGTGCTCTTGCAATTTTGTGTTCTTGAACCAAAGCACCAGATATATCTCCTTCTTTACCTGTGAATAAATTAGGATACTCTTTTCTTAAAGCTTCAGACACATTTTTTTGTTTGTCTTTAACAGCAGCTAAACTTTTATTTAAAAAATTAATTCTATTAGGACTTAGATCTGTTAATTGTAATTCTTTTTGAATATCTGTTTGCAATCTTCTAATTTCATTCCAATCATTTAATTTGTTATCAAAATTAGCACCTTCGTTTTTTAAATATCTTAAAATAACAGAT